CAAGGATTGCCTGTACTTCTTCTTTTAGTTTATCCGGTACCTGGTCAATTGATTTTAATCCTTTTCGGATTAAATCAGCGTATACTTTTGCCATTCATCACACCCCCAGACTTTCAAAGATTTCACACAACGCCAGCTGTGTATCTGTCAACTGGTCTTCCAACTCTGAATTCTTTTCAGCCTGTAAAAGAATGTATTCATCCTTTTCATATTCCAGCCAGTCAAATTCAAAGCCGACAAATTCATTTTCATCACCAACATTTTCCGATACTTCTTTTATGTTGGAAGCAATGAATACTTTTGTTTCCCGGACTTCAATTGAATCCGGCTTTTGGGTGCTTTTAACTCTGCTATAATGAACCATCATCAAACCGCCTTTCTGTTACGTTTTCCAGATAACAAGTATCTGCGTAAGGTTTTCCATACTGTAAATTTTTCCGTATAGATTACCGTACCGCTTCATATTTTTGGGCTTCCTTTTGTATATACTAAAACCGAATTTTCAACTTTTGAAAGTTAATTTTCAAAATCTACTAATACGGTTCTGTTATTTTAAATGTTTTGCCAAGTGGCAGGGTAATCATGCTGCCAGTGTATAAAAACAGCACCTATATTTCAAAGTGCTGGTTTTTCTGCATTTACTAACTGCCTGCTGATATTCCGATTACGATTAGAAGAAGTATTATTCACATTCCAATAGAACGCTCCTGCATTAGAACCATTATTCCATTTACTGCCTAATTGAGTGACTAACTACTACTTTCTATTTTTGCTTATCGGTTGCAATGGCATGATTACCCATATATTCAGTTTTCAACTACTTTTTATGCTGCGGAAGGTACATACACCAACCGCCCACCGATAGCCCGACTACGATCAGAAGAAGCATTAGTCAGATGACAATAGAAAGCACCCGCACTAGAGCCACTATCCCACCGACCACCCAATAGAGCGACTAACCAGCCGTTATACGTTGCGTTCTGCCAATAGTAATCACCAACCGGAAGGCTGCTGTTGCCTGTTGTTTCGGAAGGGATAAACAGCCAATCAAAATCATCTGACGAATAGCCAAATGCGGAAGTGTAACCGTTCACTTTAGCGGCGGTAAACCCTATTGCTTCATAACCGCTTGCGATATTATCAGCGAAGCCATGATCCGCAACGTAAAGTTCATGTTCACCGTAGCAGTACACATTGATACCGTCTACCCAAGCCCAAATATTACCCCAAATGTTTTCTTCCCCACGGTAAGACACAATTTGAATACCATTCGCATTGGTAACAGCACCGGAAGCATTCCCCAAAGAAACGGTTGCACCAGTGTATTCCGTCATGGAAGTTGAACCATCATCTGTTTTTGAAGCTGCACCCATTCCGATAGTAGATTGAATATTGAAAGTTGCGTATTCAACCAACATCAGGAGTTGGGAAGCCGCTGCTGTTGCGGCGTAAGATTGCGACCAGCCGTTACCACGTTTCGCCGCAATTGTTCTTACATTCGGTCTTGTGGCACTTTGCGTTAAACCGGATATTGGTTTTGCCCCGGCAATACTGGAAAGCATATCATTAGCAAAATCCGCTATCTGTGCATCATCCAAGATATAAGCACTTGCGGAAACATCCCACAAAGAACCTTCAAATGCTGCCATGTAAATAAAGTTATTTACAACACCATCCTTGATAAATGCCGGATGAAGCTTAAACCCTGCCTTTGCCGTGGAAGCAACATAATACCGGGCTTTTCGCATATGGAAGCCCTTCCCGGCTGTGATTTTTTCCAGTTCCAGCGGGACCACCTTGTAATAAAATTTAGGCTGTTCAACCATAACCTGAACAATCGTACCTACCGCATAAGTAATATCATCTTTGGTAACTGCGGTTGTAAGCTTCCCTGTTGTGGTAAAGGCGGCATCACCGTAATAGGCAACCACCTTACCATCATTGGTTACATTGCAACGCTTTCTGCCACCAAAACATTCAATACTATCAAAGCCGCTTCCCGCCGCCCTGTTTACTGCCCCCGCAAGACGTTTAAAGGTTTTATTCTTAAAATCGGCTTCAACACCAAAAATGTCATCAGCCGTGTAACCGACAAAAGCCCTTAAATCAGAAATTTCTTTTTCCAATTCTTGAATATCCCCGATTGTGGCAACTGCCGCCTGATCTACGTTAAGAGAAACATTTTCTGCGTTCCCAATCGTGGTAACTAACTTCACATATGCACCGGAAACAGTAATTCCGTTATATGGGGGCATATAGCAGTTGCCGGAAGTTTCAATTGTTACCGCATAAAGAATTTCACCAGCATCAGGATCAACCGCATATAAGCCAAGAGTACGCATATAATACCCGGTTGTTAAATCCGTGTTGGTGAAGGCGGTTTCTACCTGAACCGCAACTTCATTTGTCCGTGTTACCTTTGAGATAAGGCTTGTTTGCTTCACGTTGGATAGGGAAGTTAATGCTTCCAACTGTGCCAGTGTGTAAGTAGTGCTTGAAGCGGAAATTTTAGTAAACTGAACCCCCTGACTTCCTGCGATTACCTTTGAAATTAACGCTTGCCCTTTACTGGTAATAACCAGTTTTGAAAATTCTGCCATGATAATTTATCCTTTCTAATTTTCATTTTTTATTTCAATGAATTCTGTTACAACCACGCCTGAACCGATTTCATTTGTTCCGTTTATGTTGAACTGCTCATTGAAATCATTTGTAACAAAAACTGCTGCGGTATTTATAACCCCCGCACCATGCAAAGCCGAACCGCTAACAACATGGGTTTCCTGACTATCATTAGTGATGAAATAATCAGCCGCTTGCACAATTCCACCGCCAAAGGCGGCTGTTCCCCTGATTACATTGTCTGTCTGTTCGTCATTGGTAATAAAGAAATGTTCGACCAAACAAATACCCCCTGCGATAAAGGCGAAAGCCGTTGTATCACAAGGGATTTTATTGATTGAAACGATAACTATATTACAGGGAAGCATACCGCTAATTATATGTTTCAGTTCTTCCACTTGCCCGAACAGTTCAAGGTTGGTTTCTATTTCAACCGTGTACCCTTCCATGAAATTCTTTCCAAAACTGAAATTACTGTCACCGCATAAGGCAATGAGTTTTAAAAGAAATACTTTCCAAGTATACGGAATTGCATTAAACCACCTTGCCTGTACTCTTGCCCTTCTGCTTTCAAGGGTATCTTCTTTGGACGGTAAGATTTTAAGGATGTTTTCAAACCGTGAAATACCATATTCATCAGCAGTTGCAATAAATTCATTGTATAAAACCCTATCCGCTGCCTTCCATACAATACTGAATTCAGGATTTTCCGCATTTAGTGCAGCGGATACTTCTTTATATTCCTTCATGAATGGGGGCAAGTATGATACAAGGTCAACTTCTCTCATCATGCGCTTGCACCCCCAAACACCGGAACTTCATATTCCCCCATATTCAGGTTGTTAGCTGAACCGTTGATTTTTGTGTTATCAATATCCACAATCCCCTTGATTGCAAGCAGTCTTGTTTCAATTTGACTCGTTCTGACAATCAGGCTGCTTGTATCAGCCCACGCTTTCCTTAATTCAAGCAAGTAATCAGAAATTGCGGTATCAATGGAGTTTTGAAGGTTCGACCACCCATAGCCAGTATCAAAGGTTATTGTGGTTTTTATGTTTACCGTAACGGCTTTTGCGCTTTTCACACTGACAACATGACCGATAGGGGCAAGTCCATAACCTTCACCCGCATTTTCTGCCGGATCAATCGTTTCCTGAATCCTTTGAAGCAGGGTATCACTTGCAGTTCCAAAATCAGAATTCAGAATTGTTAGAAGCACCGTTCCCCCAACTGTCAGCTTCTTTTCGAGTGCCGCCATATATACGGACGAAAGCCAAAGGGCAACTTCTTCATCCAGTGTTCCAATAATCCCTTCATACCATGCAATCACCTTTGCGGTTGGTATCATGTCAGCCGGACGAATATCACCGTTCCAAACCCTTGTTACTTTGGTGCTTCCAACGCCGGCAATAGCGTTTGTCTTTTCAAGGTAATCCCGCACATTGCCGCCGAAAGCCTTTTCTTCAAAGGAATCAAAGTACCGCTGCCTTAAATCCTCTGTATCTTCTTCATCCTCACCGGGAATTAAAACTTCCGTTAATTCAGCGGTTTCAAGCCCTGTGATATACTCAATCGGAATCATAGTACCTAAATATTGATTTCCCACCGTTCCGGCTGTTTCACATTGAACCCTATACACGCCATCCGCAATTTTTTCAGTAACCACAAAATTCAATTGATTTATATTGAACCTTTTTCCGGTTACATCAATATTAGCGGGTGTAAATTCCCCTTTCAGGATTGCGTTACTTGCCCCATGCGGGGTAATTCCTCTCTCCCTGCACCGAAAAATCAGGAAATCCCTTGACGCTGTATCACTATAGGCTTCCCGGATGATTGTTTCCAGTTCAATGTATAAAATTTGAAATTCAATAGCGGTGGGGGAATGGGTATCCCAAATAACAGAACCTTCCCTTTTATCGAATTTTTCTGATACTCGGTCAAGCATCCTTTCAAGGATCACTTCATAAGTTGCTTCTTCAAACATTAAATATTCACCACCTTTTCAGCCACCACATCACCGAAAACGGTATGTGCTGTAAATGATACATGAACTACGCCTTTGATTGAAATGTTAAACTCAAAATCAGTTACACTTTGGATTCTTCCATCCCAAAGTAAGGCTTCTGATATTCGCCTTTCCAGTTCAGGGCATACATAAGAAACAGGTTCACCATATAAATCAAGCAATTCAATCCCATAGTTCCAAGAATACATGATGTATTGATAGCGTTCCGTGGAAAGGATTTTATAAATTACCTGTTTCATAGCTTCCAAATCATCCGTATAGCCCCGGACAAGGTTACTTTCAAGGTTCATTTTATAAGTATGGGTTGGTTGTTCAGTCAGTTCAAAGTCTTGTTCAAGGAAGCCTGTATTTGAAGGTATCATTTCCCGATCCTATCCATTACAATATATTTTTGACCGCCTTGCTGCCTGATAAGGATTACTTCATCACCGACCACCAACCCATTATGAACAGTGAATTTTTTCCTTCCTGTATAGGCGTGATTATGCGTGTGGTTTTCCGCTGAACCGCCGTCTGTGTAAGTATCGTGAATAACGTGTGTATGCGTATGATTTTCCGTAACGTGGTTTACCGTCATTTCAATAACGTGTTCTGTCACGTTCCTTGAAAGTATAAGTTGGGCTTTTCCTAAAGTCATTTTCTGCTCAACATTAATTTGCAAAGGGGAAACGCTTGTTACCTTTCCAAACACCACTTCAACGGGCTTTGTTGCTTCTACCGCCTGAACCGCTGCGGTTTTAATTGTCTTTACAAATTCAACTGCATCAGCCAATAAATTCACCCCCTCTAAGTGTTAAATCCATAAAATGTTCATCCAGTTTAAAAGTATGCTGAACCTTTTCCACCAGCATAAAATTTTTCAATGCCATATCACCCAACGCAAGATTTATTACAACCATGCTTCCGGCTCTTACCCTTGTATCACCAAGAGCATTTACAATTTTCAGATTGCGGGTTTTTTTGTTATATAAAGAAAGCAGGGCATCCGCTTTTGCTTTTCCGTTTTCCCCTTTTGACAAGGTATCAAAGTATTGCAGAACCCCCCATTTATTCATATTTGAAGAATCCTGTGCAACATATACATCCCTTTTCCCGGTATCCTCATTGTCGTAAGTCAACTTAATTTTGTTATAGGTGTCCGTGTCAATGGATGAAGTATATTCAAAGTTTTCCCCGGTTTCTTCATCTATCATTAAATATGCCCCCGGCTTGCCAACGTGCATATTCCCTATATTCTTCAATGTCAGCTTCCCAAAATCATCATACAAAACAAACATTTCTTTTTGGTTTTGTAAGGTTAAATCAAGGGCATTTTCAATCATATCGAATAGGGAAGTATTATCTTCTACCCTTGAAGCAATAACAAACCCGGTATCTTCCAAGATTCCAACATTCAAGGAAAAATCCGCTGCAATCATGCTGATAAGTTGGGAAGCGGTCTTATTCTCATAAACGTAAGTATCTTTGTTGTTCAGGTATCTTAATTGATCGTAAGCAGTAACAGTAATGATTTGATCCTTATCCCGCTTTTTAGTGAAAACAAAGCCAAAGAAAACTTTTTCATCATTCACCCGCAATCGAACCGCTGAACCTTCTGAAAAATTGATAATATCATCTTTCAGAACCCTAAATGTCAGCTTTCCGGGGGTGCTTCTTCTTTGCGTTGACCATTCAACGCCTTCTTCAATAATTGGCTGATATACCTTTGTTCCGGTTTCATTCGCAACCAATAATTCAACATCCACAGGAAACACCCCCTTTAAGCTGCCGGAATAGTCAACACTTGTCCCGGATAAATCAAATTTGGGTTGCCGCCTATCACACTTTTGTTCGCTTCATAGATAACCGTGTATTTTGAACCATTCCCATAATACTTTTTTGCTATATTCCAAAGACAATCACCCTTCACAACGGTATAAGTCTGTGAAGCTGCCGGGGCTGGTGAAGTTTCCGCTGCCCTTGCTTGCTGAACCGCTGCTTGAGGTTTTGAAGCCGAGATTTTAATATTTACTGTTTTAGTGCTGTATTCCCGGTACTGCTTCAATTTAATTTTCACTGTTAAATCAAAGCCATTATTAGCGTTTTCACCAATCCTGTAATCTTCCATAGATACTTTGATATTGGTTGAAAAAAGAACCTTGCCATTTGGCAAAGTTCTTGAAACGATAAATTGAAAAGGGTTCTTTTTTGTTTTCAATTCCTCAAAGTAATCCAAAAAGTATGAAGCCCCCTTGAACCCTGATTTGTAGGTTGCAAAGGGGTATTCAACTTGGGGAATTTCACATTCAAATTCAATATCCGTTAATTCGGCCTTTTTCAGAATGTTAATCTGCCCTTCATCAATAAGGGTAAGCGTTTTGTTTGCATTGTTGATTTTTATTTGTAGTTTTTGGGGTGCTATGGGTAACAAGCACTTCTTCAAATAAAAATCATATCCGCTTTTTGCCATTACTCATGCACCCCTTCCGTAATAACATCCACCGCTTCATTCGTCGCATCAGTCAGCCCGGTAATAAATCCATCAAGATCACCGTTGTTGTTTACCGTGTTCTGCATACCGGATTGATCTATATGTATTTCAGCCGTAGTATAGCGGTTTATGGTTTCCTGTTCGGCAATATCACGCAAGTATTTTAAATCTTCTTCTGTAATGTCCATTGCATCAGAAATGTTTTTGGTATTACCTGAAATATTGTCAAGGTTTCCGGCTACACCTGAACCATTCAATGCTGATGTATAACCATCCACATTGGGTATGTCTGTACTGCCAAAAATATCTGACAGGCTGAAATTAGAAACCTTATCAGCAATACCATCACCCCAAGCTGCACCCGCATCAAACGCATCAGAAGCCCATCCATCCTGAAATGTGTCAAAGGTTGACATACCTTTATCAAACGCATCTGATATTGAAGTGTATTCTCTTTTGTTCCCGGCTGCTTCGGCTGACTTAGCTGCATAATCATCTGCCGCATTTGTAATACCTGAATAATCGAACTCCACAAACGGCAGCTTATTCAGTGATTCACATATCCCGGCAACAACTGTCAAGACGGTGGAAAGCAAATCATACCACCATGCTTGAACAGAACAGATTGCGTTGTGAAATGCCGTCATGATATTACTTCCAAGGGCCGCTATCGCGTTGCCTATTCCAAGGGCGATATTCGCAATGGACAGTCCTAGGTTCTTAAAAAACTGAATCACTACGTTTACACCGCCGCAAATAACACCAAACCCAGATTCAGCAGCCCCTGTCATTTCTGCAATTTTATTGCTAACTGCAAAAATAACTGCAATCAATGCAATAACTAGCAGAATTATCCAAACAAGCGGGCAAGATAAAAATGCAGTATTTAATCCATATTGTGCGGCTGTTGCTGCCGCCGTTGCAGATGCTTCTGTTCCGGTTGCTGCTGCATGTGCATAGGAAGCAACACACATTGCAATTTTTACTGCTGCACCTGCCAATTCCAGCCCCTTTGTAATCGCCAAATATACACCATATACCGCAAGAGCGGCGGCTACACCGTAAATGATAGGGGAAATTAGCGACCAGTTATCAGCAATTACCTGATATACATTGAAAGCGCCTTCCACCAATGTTGCCAAAATGCCAAGTACAAACTGCAAAGTTTCCGAGAAACCGTATACAATTCCTTCAATCGTTCCCCAATTGCTTTCAATGGCATCCACAAACAGCATTACATAAGGGTAAAGCTGCGAACCAATTACTTCTGATACATCACCCCAGGCGTTTTTTAACTGAATGATTCTTCCTTCCGGCGTGTTGCTCATGGTTTCGTACAGTCCCGCCCAAGATTCATCAATAACGCTGGTAATGGCAGCTGCGGCTTGCATATCGCTACTCATTGAAAGATATTCTGCACCGAGTACGGCAACAATTTGTGCTTCCGTGGCTGTACCTTCAATGATTGCTTTCTGTGCATCCGTAAATTCAAAGCCCTTTTTCGTCATGCCGTCATACGCACCGGACATAATTTTTCCAAGACTTGTTGCGTAATCAACCATTGCCTTTGAATCAATTTCACCGCCGCCTGACATACCCATAGCATAATTACTAAGAGTGTCCATCATAGAAGTGAGGGCTTCAACATCCGTGAAATAGGTTGATAATTCAGCAGCACCCGCAATCATGGCTTCATCACCATAAATGCCCCTTGACTGTATATCGGAAGCCTTATCCTTGACATTATCAAAGGCATTTTCCAATGCAAGGGTACTTGCAGAAACATTTACTGTTATATCCTCCACGCTGCCTTGAATGGCTGCAATCTCGTTGATTGCGTTGCTTGTATCGGCAGTAACATCAACTTCAAACTGTGAAGCATAATCTTGATCCAGCATATTTCCAAGAACGGTCATAAGCTGCAATTCGGCATTTAACTGCGTATTATATGCGCTTGTCGCATCTGATATATAACCGATTGCTTTTCGTACACCAGCAACGCCAAGAAAGGCAGAAGCGGCTTTTGCAATCATGTTCTGCAAGTTAGCAGCTTCATCTACGCCTTCCCGGATTTCACGGTTAAACCGCCCCTGTTCGCTGACATTATCCCTGATATATCTTTCTGTGTTTCCGACTGTATTTGACAATCTCAAATAGGCTTCATTGGCTGCGGATACATCCATCTGATCAATAGCCCGGTTTAACTCCTGCTGTTCCTGAATTGCCTGATTTAATTGCCCTCTCAACTGCTCCAATTCTGCGTTTGCAACATCAGTTCCCATGTTTAAGGGGTTATTTTCGATTGCCGCAATTCTACTTCTTACATTATCTACCCGAACCGCCATACTGTTTAAATCCTGAAACATATTGGGCGGGAAAATGCTTGTGTTGTATGCTTGCCTTGCAATGGCATCCTGTGTACTGCTCAACTGTTCAAGCATTGTATTAGTGCTTTGAACTTCCTGCTGAAATCGTTCAATTCCGCTGCCTGTAAACACATCCAGATTATCAGATTGCCAAACAACAGGAATTTGTACCGGTTCATTTGGTAGTTCCGGCTCAACAGGCAATTCAACCGGGGCGGGTTGCGCCACCAGCGGATCAGGTACAATTGGTTCAACTGGAATTTGTACCGGGGCTGAATTTACTGGTGCGGTAGGCGATCCAACGGAAGGGCTTTCAATATTCTGCATAGCTGCATCTAATTCCTGAACCGCAATAGTAGCCTGATTGATCTGCTCCCTTGCCGTTTCCATGGAAGTAGTGTCAACCGGGTTGTTCATGGTTTGCTGCATATCTTCCATTGCCGCCAAACCCAAGTTCACCGAATTGATAACGCCATACAAAATACTTGTGAAATTGTCCTGTAATTCAATCGCCGTCCTGATTGTTGCCAAGTGGATCACCTACCTTTCTTTTTGGATTTATTTTCAATGCGTTTCTTTTCTTTTTTGTCATTTTCCAGCTTCACCTTGATTGCCGCCACAACAAAGGCTTTTTCCTGTTCGTCAAATTCAAGGAAAGCAGAAGGTAGAATGTGAAGTTTAAGAAGGGCATAGTAAGCAAAGTTCGCTTCCCAATCCCCTTCTTCTATTAGTTTTTTGCTTCATCCACCTTTTCCTCAAAGGAAACATTGAAGCCCTGAAATTTCTGCACATAGGCGGCAAGTTCGTTGTATTCGCCCGGATCGTCCACCATTGCGAAAAGCAAATCTTCCGGGGTTTTCACGCCATAAGAATCTTGCAGTTCCGCATCATACAAATCCGGCGAAACAACGGAAGCAATAATCATCTTCTGAATGTAAAGGCTGGATTTCATTTTCGGGCGGTACATATTGGGTTTGCCGGTTACCGGAACATCAACGGTGCAGCTTTCCCGGATGTTTTCATTTTCCTTTGAACTGATATGACGAAATTCCCAATCAAGGGGATTTCCTTTATCATCACACAAGGAATTTGTTACCGGGTGCATCTCATTTTCTTTTACCGTCTTGTTAGACTTCATAAATTTAGCGAATTTGGACATTATATATTCTTCCTTTCTCATATCAAATGGATAGCAAAACCCCTTATATGAGCCTTATATAAGCCCACACAAGGGGTTTTGACTTGTTTAGTTGGTTAGGAATCCGTTCAGCCTTGCAAATTGTTCCGGCATGGAGAAATCTTCAAAAGTACCTTCAATTTCTTCATCAAGATATTCCCCGTCAGCATCAAACTTTGCCAAAATGCCGCCATCCGTGTTACAGTCATATAAAATGATTGTCTGTCTGCCAGCAGCCGAACCCGGGTCATCATTGGTAATCTGCATTTCAAAGTAAGTATCAACGCCAGTGTTCTTATAATCAAGCAACGCCTGACGAAGCACCGATTGATTGTAATGTGCCGTACCGGAAAAAGTACCTTCCATGCCGCAAGCCTTATGACCTAACATGATAGCACCCAAGCGGGGAACAGCGGCCTTTGTTTTCTCAATCTTTGCTTCCATGTCAATCATCTGCATAAAATTATAGCGGCGTGTGCCAACCGTAATAAAGCACTCTGCCAGCTTTGCGGCAATAGTATCTTTACCCTTTATAATGACATTGTTCATTAATTTTCACCCCTTCCTTATGCCACTGTAACGGTCATATACAATTTACCCATTGCATTTACAACCGTGACCGCATCTGTTACCACAACAGATTTCTTTGTGTTACCTTGGGCAACCGAAATATCAGAATCGGCAAAGCTTTCAATTGCCCTGATTTCATTTAGCTGCTGGTGATGTTTCACAATATCCGACCAAAGGGAAGTTCTGCCAGCGTTATCATTTGGCACAACCCCTAAATATTTGGTATTGAAAAGTACCGCAATATCATTTGCGATCTGATCTATTACCCTGATTGTCTGATTATCCTTGAAAATATCCCCGCAAGTATCGGAAGTTGTTACCATGCTGTTAATATCTTCAAGAACACGAATATCAGAACCGACCTTGTGGAAAGTAAATTCACCGGCTCTGATTGCCTTTTTCAGTTCTGTTTGAGTTAAAGCAACATCAACGGTAAATTCACCGTCATAAACCTTATTCTGATTGGATTTATTGACTTCACACCCGGCACTTACGCCAGTAACCCAATATACAAGACTTGCTTCACTCCAATCGGCATCCGTGGTTTTGTTTTTCACATTGATAGTGCCGTAATAATCCGCTGCTTCCCTGTAAACCACCAGTTGGAACTTGATACCCATTTCATCACGCAAACGCTGATTGAAAGAGGTATACAAGGATTTAGTGACGGTATCAGTCACCACAACGCCCATTGTGTTGTAAGTAAAGGATTCAATCTTATCCAAGTAAGCCTGATGTGCCGCACCGTCAGCCGTTCCATTCGTGCCGCCAGTAAGGGGGGTTGCGGCGGTCAAAGCCAGCGTTGCCCCCGGCTCCCATTTTACATATTTATTGGCAGCCAGTTCCGCAACAGTCTTTACGGTCTGTTCATCAACAGCGGTTGTACCCATAAGGGTTTTTACATCAAACATAGTTTCATCATCAGCATTTTTCTGAATAGTAATCTTCAAATCATTGCCACGAATACCGCCATGAAGGGCTTCCGCATAGGTATTTGCCGCCTTTACTCCCCCGGAAGTCAGTTTGTAAGCGTAAAGGGTTTTTGTGTTCTTAAACAAATCACGAAGCCCTTTCAGCTTATCGTGGCTATACTCATAACCAAAGATTTCCATACTGTTTTTCTGAAAATCCCCATTGGTTACTTCAAATACTTCACCGTCAACACCCCAATCCAATTCAAGGGGCATTGTCGCATAACCCCTATCAGAAAGGTTTGCGTTGGCAGAAGCAGCAGAAATAAAGTTGATGTATGCACCCGGCAATTCCTTATTCTGCGTAACAAAAGTTCCACCGCCTAAAGCCATATTATTTCACCTGTCCTTTCATGTAATTTTCAATCATCTGTTCCACGGCTTCAACCGTGTATTCTTTATCAGGGGAAAGGATTGCGTTCACAATATCCTTTTTATCCTGAAATCGTTTTGCCGCAAGCAACCGTTCCTTTGAAAATAAACTTTCAATTTTTTCAGGTTCGCCTGCGGTTTCTTTAGCAGCATTTTTTACCGCCATCATATCACCTTATCCTTTCACTGAAATATTGCTTGAAATATCTTCCATAGGAATCGGATCATCTACCTTGTAAACGAACAAATCATAATTTACAAAGAAGTTCAAAACCCCATCCGCCACTTCATATTTCATTCCCGCACCCCGCACCAAATCCCCGGTAACGGTTATCCATTCAAGACCCAAATATAACCTGTCAGCGATTGCATTACATTCCTCTTTCTTCTTGTCAGTAGAAGGGAAGTATTGTATGCAGAACTGATTTTTCCTGAAATACCGCTTTCCAAGAAACATTTTATGGGTTGGGTTAATGCAGAAAATAAAAAAGCAAGGTTCTTTTAAGTCTTGCTTAATTTCCTCCATGTGGATTTCATATTCTTCCCCGAATTCAGCATCTAAAGAAATGCTGATTGCTTGAATAATGGAATTTATCATGAAAAACACCCCCCTAAAAACTTTTTAATTTTGTTTTCAAGCACATGGGGGGCAATAT